ACAGCAAAACAGACTTGGAGCGGCTGCTGGTTTTGTGGCTTCCGGACCTTCGCTATACAATCTTGGGAATGCGCGTCTTGCCAACCAGCAAGGCCAATTCCAGAATTATATCAATGCAAACCAGGCTCAACCTGGTCAGTTCAATACTCAGCCTTATGCCAGCCAGTTCTACCAGACAACGAATCCAGCAATCCCTGTTACTATGAGCGGTCAGGCTGCGAGCATCTACAATACGATGTCTAACTATCAGGCTCAAACTTATGGTGATTATACAAGGGCAGTTGCCAGCCAACCTTCGGGTGCGCAACAGTTTGCTCAGATTGCTGGAGGCATTGGTTCGCTAATGCCCTCATTCTCATTCAGCAGATAGGAGTAAATATATGGGTGGTTTAAGCTTTAATTTTGAGGGGCCTGAAACCAAAAGGGAAAATGAGCTTCGTCGCAGGCTTGTTGATCTTAATGTCAGGAGCCTGCAGTCAGATCCAAGAACCATGACTCCGGAGGAGCAGGGCGTTGCAGCAGATCAGGAATACGCCGTTTACAATGATCCAAATACAACCCCAGGAAGGCGTGCTGTTGCAATGCAAAGAATGGGGCAATTTGGTGGTCAAGTTGCAGTACAGGGATACGGAAATGTTCCTGCGATGTTTTCATCTGATGACGCTCTAGCAATTAAGCAGAACCAATTCAATACAATGGCAAGGGGTCTTGCTTATGCAAATAAATCAATTGCAGAAGCACAAGCATCTGGAGATACAGCATTGGCTCAAGCGCTTACTGTAGCTAGGGATGATTCATACAAATCTGCAAAAGATATGATGAAAAAGCTCCCAGTTAATAAAATTGATGAGCTTACAGACTATAAATCTCTTGTGGATCTTGGTAAATCTACTGTTGATTCAATTTCAAGCCCAAATCTTTATGGTCCACTAATGGGAAGAGTTAACCCAGCTCTTGCCGCAACAGTTGGAAATCCTGATTACACCAAAATGATGCAATCATTTTCTGGTGTGAATAATCAGATATTGAAGGCCAGGTCAGGTGGCGCAGTAACGGATGACGAAGCTAAAAGATTTAGGGCTGAAATAGGAGATCCCACCTCAAATGATTTTAAGGATAGGATGACAGCCTTTACAGCACAAAGAAGGCGCGAATATTTAACAAAATTACAGGTTCTTCGTGATGTTGGATATGATATTCCAGATACATTACTTCCGGATGATCTTCGCGAGGCTATGGGCGCAGGAAAGAAATCTGCAGAAAAAGCAGACGCAACCGGCGCTCCATCCAGACAGGTAATTACAACAACTATTGACGCAAACGGCAGAATTGTCATTCCAAAATAATGCCAATCCTAGATGTGCCTGGAGTCGGTCAGTTTGACCTTCCGGAAAATTCAACTCCGGAACAGATAAATAAATTTGTATCCGACCTAAATGAAGTAAAGACTGCCGAGGGTCCAACAAGTACTGGAGATTATATTGCAAGGCAAGCTGGCCTGACAGCTCGCGCTGCAATCAATCCGGTTACAACAGGAGCATTGGCTGGAGCTGGAATTGGCTCGGTTGTTGGCGGGATTGGAGCAGTTCCAGGTGCGCTTGCTGGAGCAACCGCTGGAGCAATTACTGATTACGCACCTAGAGTTTACAATGCAATAGCAGGAATGCTTGGCGCAAAAGGAAAGCTTCCTGCGTTGGGCGACGTTCTTGAGCAACTGAAGAATGAGGCAGGATTACCAAATCCTGTCACTCCGATGGAAAAGGTATCGCAGGCAGCAATTGAGGCCGGAACATCAATGGTTCCTACACTTGGTGCTGGAAAAGCTCTCCAGCAGGCAACGTCTCCCGTGTTGCGCGGTGTTGGAAATATTCTGACAGAAAAGCCAGCCCTACAGTCATTGCAGGCTGTTGGTTCAGGAGTTGCATCTGATATTGCAAGACAAACTGGAGCAGGGCCGATGGGTCAAATGGCGGCAGGAGTTGGCGGACTCATGATTCCTAGCGCGGCAACTCTTGGCGAACAAGGATTGAGGGGATTGTTAAGAGGTGGAGCAAGCGCAGAGGATGTTGCTTCAAATATCAGGGCTTTTGAGCAGGCTGGGATTACCCCATCCGCAGGGCAGGCTACACAATCAACACCAATTAAGGCTGTTGAAGCAAGCATGGCCAAGGTGCCTGGATCGTATGATGTTCTTCGTGATTTTGGGACAAAACAACAAAATAAACTCAAAGATTTTCTTGCTAGGATTACAGAAGAATTATCTCCGGTTAAGGAGCCTACTGTTGCCGGAACAGGAATCAAAGAAGGAGTACCAAAGGCTTTCGCTCAAAAGCGTGTTGTTGAATCCAGGCTTTACAATAATCTTGAAACGCTTCTTCCGCCAAAAACTCAGAGTAGCGTTGATAATTTCCAAGCAATGCTTAAAGACGTTACAGAACCAATCCCCGGCGCCCCTGCATTGAGCGCTGGAATGGAAAATCCAATGCTTGCCAAAATTAAGTCTGATTTTCAAAGCGACATCAAAAAGACGGGAACGCTGAGTGTTGAAGCACTTAGGGTTCTTAGGAGCAAAATAGGAAATGCTCTGTCGGGAATAAGTCTGCTAAACGATGTTCCAAGGCGTGAATTTAAGATGCTTTATGCTGGCCTTACTGAGGACATTAAGGCATTGGCGGCAGAGCAAGGCAACAAGGCATTAAACCTGTTTAACAGGGCAAGCAATTACTCAAGAACATTGCATGATCGCGCTGACAAGCTTCAAAGTTTCATCAACAAGAATGAGCCTGAATTGATCTACAACTCGGCTTTTGAAGGCTCAAAATCAGGCGGAACAAGGCTCGGAGCGCTTATGAAAAGCCTTAAACCGGAAGAACAGAAGGCAATAACAACCACATTCGTTGACAGGATGGGCAAGTCTGCGCCTAGCGCGCAGAACATGGCTGGAGATATTTGGTCTTCAAATACTTTTTTAACAAATTTTAATAAATTGAGCAATCCAGCCAAGCAACAGCTTTTCGGAAGATATGGATCTGGATTCTTGAGCGACATCAATAAAATTGCAAAAGCCTCCGAGCTTATTCGTGGTGGTGGCAACGTCCTTGCAAATCCGGCGGGTACAGCTGCTGGACTTGTTCCGATTGCATTGGCAACAACCGCTTTTGGTTCAATTGGTGCCGGAAGGTTTGGCGCGGCGGGCGGTGTGGCAGGACTTCTTGCATCAAGTTATCTTGGGTCAAAACTCTTTACAGATCCAAGGTATGTGCGCTGGTTGGCCAAGAACATTGACATCAAGCCAAACCAAGTCCCGTCAGCAGTTGCAAGCCTACAAGCTTTGGCAAATGACGAGGATGATCCCGACCTGGATGCGATGGCTAAATTGCTAAAGAAGCAGGCAATCCAAGGCTCATTGGGTAAATAATATGGCATCGTTCCAAGTGTACGGAGCCGAAAGGCAGTCGAACTTCATACCCAAAAAGATTGAAAGGGACATTATGGACTCATCTATCCGCAAAGAAATTGAAACACCAAAGAACCCGCAACTTGAGCGCATGAATGAAGCACTACCTCTGGTGCAAAACAATAATGGTCTTGACCCGCTAGTTTCTGCCGCGATGAAAACTGTGGATTTTGAGGCTAGGCGTGATAAGAGCGGAAATCTTTCAGTCTACAAGTTGCCATCTGGTGATATGGGTGGAAGTTACGAGGTAGCCGGAATCAACAATAAGTATCATCCTGATGCGTTCAAAGCCATCTCATCCCTACCGCCAGAACAAAGAGAACAAGCCGCCGCAGAATACGTTGTCCAATACACATCTCCATTCACTCAAAAGCTTCCGGACGCAGTCAGGCCATTCGCACAAGATCTAGCGTTTAATCGAGGTGTGGGCGGTGCAACAAAGTACATGCAACAGGCGTTAAATGTCCTCGGTGCGCCCGTAAAAGTTGACGGGGCTATTGGGCCAAAAACAATTGAGGCCATGAGCAAAGTTGACCCCAAGAGCCTCATGCTTGAGGCAAGCAAGGCTCAATGGAATGATGAATTGCGGATGGCAACCCAAAATCCAGACAGGAAGAAGTTCCTGAATGGATTGCAGAACAGGATAAACAACCGATTTGCCCTGTTTGGCAATGGTTGATTATTTAGACTTCAAAATCGTGCATCCGGCAACAACCGATGGATGCGTACCAGCAAACACGCCATCAGCATAAACAACTGTTGATTTATTTGAAACGAAGGAATCGCCAGCCCTTACTGTTGTACCATGAGCCGTAAGATAAGAACATCCTGCCTGCTGAACGACTCCTGTTGGTGTAAAGAATGTTGTTCCAGCTTGGATAATCGCCCCGCCAGACCCAACAGCAACATTACCAGCGCGAGCGAAGGCTCCGCCTCCGTCATAAACTCCTCCGGTGACAGCATCAATAGCCTCAAGGACTTCTTGGGCGTTGACTGTGGAGGTTGCGATAATGAGACTTAATAGGATTTGTGTGGTTTTCATATAAAAAGTCTGTATTAATTTACATGTGCAGTCAACACTAAATATGAAGCTAGGATCAAGACAAGTTGGAGCGGTAGGTGTCTCCAGGGTTACAGGAGCCTTGCTACGATGTGGCTACAATGTGCTTCTTCCATACGAGGACTTTTCCGGATACGACCTTGTAGCTGAAAAGAACGGAAAATTTACTCGTATCCAAGTTAAAACAGCGCAAACAATCGAAACCGGAAGGACTAAATACAGGTTTACGACATCTATTGGAAACGGATTCAATATCCCAAAAAGGCCAATTACAAACGTGGACTACGTTGCTTGCTGGGCGATGCAGGATGACATATTCTGGTTGTTGCCAATCGCTAAGTGCAAGACTTTGACCACAAAACTTTGTCCATCCACCGGCCAGGGGTGGCGCATATTCCTAAATCTATGACGGAAGAAGAAGCTTGGGCAAAGTTTGAGGAGGCCATGAGGAATATTGAGTCCTTTGAGGATGCTATTAAATGGCTCAACAAGCATCCTGAGATTAAAGAGAATCTTACTGTTTTTGAAATGATGCGTCAGTTTAACAGGGACATAAGCGAAGCTAATAAGTATTATAGAAATTGAATAGCGGTTATTTTTGTTGTTGACCGATACCGGATGAATCCCTAGCCATAGTGGGATGTCCGAAAATTCCAGTAAAATCTCAATTCACAGATTGGGATCAAAACTCCAGAGAGATTTTCTTGTTTTCCTGATTGGTTCGATGTGCATGGAGTCAAAAAGCAGGTCTTTTACGATATCTCAGCGCGCAATTAAGGAGTTTATTGATGGAGCCAAAGAGGGGCTTCCAAAATTCAGCGTCGATGGCGACGAATCAACAGACCTGACTGTGGAGCTAAAATGGGAAAAATAAATAGTCGGGCTAAAGGTGCTGCTGGTGAGCGCGAACTTGCAAAGTATTTGCGCGATCAGGGATGGCAAAAGGCCAGAAGAACTCAGCAATATGCCGGTAATCCCGAAGGTGGCTCAGGAGATGTGGTTTGCGAGAACTTTCCGTTCCATATTGAGGGCAAGCGATGTGAGGCCTTGAAACCAGAGGAGTGGATGACTCAGGCGCAGAACGATTGCCCACAGGGAAAGATCCCATCTGTATTCTTTAGGCGTAATGGTCGAAAGGAATGGCTTGTTATCATGCGCGCGGATGATGTATGCGAATTAGCTAGACAGATCGCACCCGCCAATGTCAATATCGAACACATGCCAACGAACACAGCAGTAGGAGGAGGATTTTGGATCAGCAAACCAGACGAACTTTACCCCACATACAGACAACCAATAAACCCAAATAAATAAAGGAGATACTAAAATGGCACTAACCCTAAGTGAAGCATCAAAAAACACCGAGCGTAAATTGCCGGAAGCCGGAGCAACTGTCGGCATCCTGTACAGCTTGGTTGACCTCGGTCACCAGAAAACCAATTGGGATGGTCAGGAGAAGTGGACTCCAAAAGTCCGCTTGAGTTTCGAACTCCCCGACCAGACCGATGAGTTTGAGGTCGAGGAGAACGGCAAGCGCACCAAGATCAGCAAACCCATGATCGTATCCATCGAGCAGACCCGTAGCCTTGGCGAAAAAGCCAGCCTTCGGAAGCTTCTGGAACAATGGCGGGGGCAGACGTTCACAGCCTCAGAGCTGAAAGCGTTCAGCCTGAAGAACCTTCTTGGAAAGCCAGCCATGCTGACCTTGATCCACAAGACAAGCCAGCAGGGACGGCAGTATTGCGCGATTGCCGGAGCTTCCAAGCTCCCGAAGGGACTCAAAGCTCCCGAATCGACTGTAAACGATCAAATCTACTACGAGATCGAGCAGAAGAACGGAGGGCAATTCAATGACATGCCGGAGTGGTTGCAGGAGAAGATCCGTGGCTCCAAGGAGTTTGGCGAAGCTTCTGCATCACCTGTTAAAATCGGAGACAAGAGCGGAGACGGCGAAAACGTCCCGTTCTAAGTTATATGGCACTTACCATTACGAGTAAGGAGCCATCCAATACCCGTCTGGTCCATACGGATCAGGCGGGTCATTGGTATACAGCAGAGGGTGAATCCGCCCATGTTGTAATCGGCAAGAACGGAAACGAAAGAAACACAACTGTTGCCGATGCGCGTAAGATGGGGCTTTACCCATCCGTTACGAGCATTCTTGGCATCATGGATAAGCCACAGCTAACAGCGTGGAAGATCGAACAGGCAATCATGTCTTCATTGACGTTGCCAAAGGAGGAAAATGAAAGACTCGAAGACTACGCGAAAAGGGTCGTCAGAGACTCGCGCGAATCAACCAACAAAGCGGCGGAACACGGAACCAAAATGCATGAATGTATGGAGAACATCCTCCTCGGAAAACCTGTATCCGGAGATGAAAAACTTGCTCCGTATATCGAAACCTTTAAGAAGTGGGCGGACGAAAACGTCGAGAAAACCTACTGGTGCGAAAGGTCGCTGGTCGGTGCTGGTTACGCTGGGCGATGCGATGCCTATGTGCGGTTGTCAGGAGTTGGCGATGCTATCATCGACCTCAAGAACCGGAAGGTAAACCCGCGCTACGAGCCGTTCTACGACACCGATTGCGCACAATTGTGGGCTTACAGAACTGCTTCTGAAAACCCACAATGTGCTTGCGTGTCTGTTGTCTTGGCATCAAACGATGCAAACAAAATCATCACAAAAGTTTGGGATGATAACGAACTGTATCAGGCCGGAATAGCTTTCTGCGCCATGCAGAAAGTATGGTCTTGGGTTAAGAATTACACTCCTCCAGGGATGAAGTTGTGAAGCAAAGAAAAGATGCTTATTTGTTTGAATTTGAAAATGAAGCAACAATAAACCGAGGCGATGTGCTTTGGTTGGAGGGATTGTTAGATCAATTCTATAGGAGACTTGCCAAATGACTGCGCCTACGATTCAAGATATGGGCAACGCAGCACAAGAGATTGTGTGGCGCGTAATGGGCAAGGGATCGGATAAATCTGGTTATGGTGATTGGCTTGAGAAGGATCGGCCTACTCATGATTACCATATAGCTAGGGCTATTCGCCACCTTGCAACAGCGCAGATGCAGTTGCATAAATCCACGCCTTGTCCGGATAATAACGGCGAAACAAGTATTGACCACTTAGAGCGCGGGCTTGTACGATGCTTGTTCACGTTGGCACAAATAAAGAAAGAAGTACCAAGATTATGAGATGGATTAAGAAAGAGTTGGATGAAGACGGAAAGCCAGAGTGGTCTGTTTATATTGACGATCCTGGTTATGGGAACGAAGATGATTGGTCGCACTTCGATACCTACGCCTCGAGAGACGAAGCAGTAGAAGCCTGCTGGAATTATACTTGGGAAGATTACGACAAGAGAGACAAATGAAACTTGCTCTGTCTTTAGCACTATATTACTTAGGGGATATAACCAGCCGGACATTGTTGCGTGCCGGTATTGGATACGGAATCTACAAGAACCTTATGCTTTGGTCAGTTCAACTTGATGACAAGTTTGATGTGTGGAAGGAAGCAAAGCCCAAAAGAAGGAATAAGAAATGAAGCGCGCATTAGTTACGCAGGCATTCGGGGATGATTGGAAGAAGGTCTTGGATCTTACAAGGCCAAGGATGGAGGCTTACTGCCAGAGGCATAAGATTGATTTCCTTGCGCTTGAGAAACCATTGGTCGAGCCGGTGCAGTATAGCAAGTCCGCAATTGGGAACATCATGGCAACGAAAGGATATGAGCAGATCACGTTTGTTGACTCGGATATTCTGATTGCAAACGACTGCGATGACATGGGTGCTGAAGTAAACATGTTCTGCGCATTCGATGAGGGTGCGTTCTTAGATCGCAAGTATGAGATGGGCAAGCTGGCAAGTGCATTTGGGGCGCAGATTGATCCCAGGTTCTACGTCAACACAGGCGTGTTTGTGATCTCATCCAAGGCTGTTGGTGTCCTGTCGATGCCTCCACTCGGACTGCTGCCAAACCATTTTGCCGAACAGACCTGGATGAACATTATGGTCCACCTGTGGAATGTTCCGGTACAAGAACTTGATCCCGCATACAATTGTATGACCAGCGTTGAGTCGCACTTTGGCCTAGACCGCTACAAAGATGCGTACTGCATTCATTACGCTGGGCAGTCCGGAGACATGCCTAAATTGATTGAACAGATTAAGTCTGACGATGCCAAGCTTGTGGAGCTTGGTCGATGACCACAGTCAAGGTAGTTGCCGAGTGTGGTAAGTGGCGCATTCATACAACAGCCGGATACACAATTGGCCCGCGCCTTTGGGGTGCTGTTCCAGCAAACGGGTTGCCTCCGCTTACAGATATATTTGATACGAAAGAAGAAGCGCAGGATGCCGCGTATTTATGGAACGAATATGCCAAATGGATTGAGCAACATAAAAAGAAAACAAAGAGAAAATATTAATGAGATCAACACACTTGGTTAAGGGTAACTACGATGACAAGCTACAGCAATTAGCTGGAGAGGTGGCCAAGCGCGCGATTGATGACGTAAGGCTGTTGCAACGCAGGGGCATTCTTGATGGCATGAGGGTAATAAGGAAGAACATGGGTTCAGACCTAAACCTTGGTGACTGCGATGAATACAAGAAGATCCATCAAATATACAAACTAATAAACGATTTTAAGACCGGAATTGTTGGGTTCTGGTGCAGAGCAGCTGGGATTCCGATTGACAACAAAACGCTGATTAGGCGAGTCTTTGGTGCTTGAAGATGTTGCTTATTTCATTAGCAGACTTCGCTTGGACTATATGCTGGATTGTGCTTTACATGTCCCTGTTGGCATCTTTACTCGCATTCCTATTGTTTGGTGTTTATGCATTGTTCTGCTGGATAAAAAAGGAATTAGAATAATGGAAAAGAAATATATACAGAAGTTAATGAGCGCAGCGGTTGACAGATATGTTCTCACTCCGGCGCAATGCATGATGTTGCGGGAAGATGCAAATATTATAGGAATGAAGCGCGCAGCTGTGATGAACAAAGATGGAACG